CAAGGGTCGGACGATAGTGAGTGAACAAGACGCAGTGTATTTCTTGTTCACACCCGTAACAGGGTCGGGGGCGACAACAGTCTGCAACATCTGCAGATAATGTTTGTCTCCACCACCCTTCAGAGTAGCGTGATTGGTAATAACGGTATAACCGTTAGTCTGATCACGCCGCTCTGAACCATATCCGTCTTGCTTCACTAACGCGAAGCTAAGAGCAGGAGTGGGTGCTGCGGCTGCAACGTCTACTGGGTCGGCTAGCATTGGACGTCTCCGTGGTGAGTATAAGTGGGCTAAGATGAGGTCTGGAAAGACCCCTTCCTAGTAAATCCCGATCTTTGGGCAAGAATAGCACCAAGGATCGAGTTCTGGTATGCCGTTAAACTAGACGGCACGCTAGTCTGCTTCACATCATAGAGTGCAGCGACGTCCTGACGAGTTCTACACTCGTACTCAATGCGTGATTGATGACGATTCTGGCTAACGCCAGAAACGTTACTAACCACAGAACCATTGATACGGACTTCCTGCACTTTGAGAGATTCCGAGTAAAAGTCACTGATTACCTTACCTTTGGTAACAACGGTAAAGAATCCATAATTGATTAGTGACGGGTCATGGTTAATTTCCTCCATAAGTTCGAGGTAATTACCGCAACCCGTAAACCAATCATATAGCCACGTAAACGGTGTCAAGTTATAGACATCGATAAAACGTGGAGTGATTCCCGCTCTTTCGTACCAAGTATAGGTACGACGAAGCGAGGGCACATTTATCGGCGGAAAGTCAAAAGTCGCATTTACAACTAAGCGAACTTCTGACTCTCTTTCGATTCGAGAGGACGTATTTACGTTAAATTCGTAAGGATACGCCTCTGTGTCATACTGGAATCCGGAGACCCCATTCTCTCCAGAGAGGAAGACCCTCTTGGAGCGAAAGGTCGTGGCTTTCTGAGAACGACGCATCAAGAAGTTAATCTTGTTGCTAATCTTCTCAGGTAAAGCCATCAACTCCACCAAGTCCTTATATGTTTGACGCCACCCGAAGTGAAAAGATAAATACTCTCCGGGGATGTCCTTCGCGCTAGACTTGAGATCGAATATAAGATCCCGAGTCGAACTCGAACGGCCAAAGGTGTCAAAAACCTTGCGAAGATTTTCCATCGTATTCTTAAGTTGTAGAATACTGCGTGGAATATCCCGAAGTTCTATGGCATTTCGAAGAAGTGAATAGTCCCTAGAAAAGGGACTAACACCCTTCAACATACCAACGGCATGCTTTAAGGCGAGAGCCTTATTGTATGCGACTTCGTTTGTCACAAGGCTATCATATGTGGCTTGAGGGAAGACTGCTGATGCTCCCTTCGACTGGAACTCCCACCTAGTGTCCTGTCCTCCGCTCGGTTCAGGGGCTACGCCCCCGACCGCATCGCAGGCAGGATTAGGTGGATAAGTTCCATTGTAGTACTGTCGAAGAGTATACTCCCGTTGAAAATACCTAGGAGTAGAGATTAAGTCGTGCTTGAAACTTTCAAGCTCGCCGTCATCACTACCCAAAAGTCTTGTTCTTCGGGTCGTATCCTCGATATAGTCGACTAACACTGGCTGCGTTTGTAATGCAGTTGGGAAGTCGCCTGTAAACAAATTCTGGTAACCCATGCCCGGATTAAAACAAAATGCAACCCCCCCATAGTTTTGGGTGGATGCATATGTATGATCATAGACATGGCAGACTCGAGACCGAACATCAAGAACTGATGCTGTCGCTCGTTGTCTCCTTCGATTTGTTGGCGTTACGGTATGACCTGATACTTTGAATCGGTAAGTAGGATCAATAGCGAAAGCTATCGATTTTACTACCGAGACAGGCATCAACTTATACACGAACGACTCGAGGCCATTAGCAGGTTTAAACGTGTCATACCGATACTCATATAATTTATGAGGATCGTAACCTTCTGGGAGTCCACGCGTATCAAAACGTGGTCCTACGGAAAGTTTGATCGGCATGACAAAGTTCCTCCACTGATGTGAAACAGGCACAATTGCCCTAGATAGGCAATTGTCAGAGCCAAAGCTCTGGAGCCCCCCGTGAG